CGGCTTGAGGGCGCACTGTTGCCCATCAAGGATGACGCGACATTTCGGAACTTTCAGGCGCAACTTCTAAGTTCTGACCCCCGCACCATTCCGCCTCAGTTCCGTCCTCTGCTCCAAGTTTCGGACTACAAGAGCGCCAAGGGGTACATTGACAGTCTTGTGGGTGGCAGCAAAGAGGTTGCTGAGATTACGCAAAAACGTGCTCTTGCTGCCGCTGAACAGGCACGCGCCAATCAGGAGCGTATCAGTGCTCAGAAGCAGGCTGACGAGGACAAGGCGCTTCGTGCAGACATGGTCCAGTATGATGATTACAAAACGCACGCTAAAAATGTAGGCAAAGAGCCTCTTTCGTTCCAGGCGTGGCGCACTGGTAAGGGTAATACCGAGGCTGGCGGTGGCCGTGGGGCTGCAGCGATTGAGATGCAACGAGGTCGTATCGTCAACGCTGCGGAAGAACTTTCTCTGTCCATGAATTCAGTGTCCAAATTGCCGATGGACACTGTGGGCACGTTCGGCAGCATCAAGGGTGGTGACACCATCCTCAACTCCGTCACCAGCACGCTTGGTCGTAAAGTGACCCCGAGTTCGCAGCAAGAGTACAAAGTGATGATGTCGGGTGTTCCTCGATTCCTGGCGACGTTGGAAACCTACGGCGTTGCATCTGGCGTGGTTGGTGTCCAAAAGCAGATGGAAGCCATCATCAACCAACCGGGCGATACGGTCAAAGCCCAACTGCGTAAGAGCGCGGAAATTCGACAACTCTTTGATGGTGCTTTGAAACAGGTCATCAAGAATCCAAAAACCCCTGACGATGTGCGTCAAATCCTGATGGACGCTCAAGGACGAATGCACGATGCAGTCCCGTTCACCCATGACGATCTGACAGAATGGACAAAGTCGGGCAAAGGCAGCATCAAAGATTTCATCGCTTCAAAGCACTCGGGTGCGTCGTCAACACCTGCCGCTGACGACATTGGTGCAAAGGTCAAGGCCGCAGGTGTTGACTATGAACCTGACAAGTACGACTATCGGGTTGGGCCGAATGGTGAGGTCCAGCGGAAGGCGAAATAATGGCTGATTGGGAAACGATCGTTCCTGCGACCCCTGCCGCATCGTCGGACGGGTGGGAAACCATTGAGCCTAAAAAGACCACGGCACCTGCTGAACCCAAGCAGTACCAACTCCCCAAGAAACTTGAGGTGGGGCGAATGACTGGCCGTGGGATGGGTGCCCCGCAAGTTGGTAAAACCGCAAGTCCCGAGTTTGAACGAGAGTTCGGGTGGGATCGTAGCCGGATGCACATGCCCAGCGGATCAGAGGTTGTGTCCAATGTGGCAGGCGGTGCTGCAGGCGGTGCCGCGACGGGCACTGGCCTTGGATTGGTGTTGTCACCTTTCACCAGTGGGCTGTCTATCCCGGGCATGGCGGCAGGAGGTGCCGTATTCGGTGCAATGGGTGGTGCCACCAAGACCGCATTGAGTGCGCTCGGGTTTGGCCCTAATACTCAGGAAATGGGGGCTATGTTGACCCCCGGCCCGGGTGCTCAAAAAGTAGCCGAAGGTGCCGAAACCCTGGCGCGTCCTTTGATTCAAAAACTTCCCCATGTGATCCCCTACGGCATCAGAAAATGGATGCCGATGGGTACAGCGGAGAAGGTCGAACAGAAAGCAAGCCAAGTGCTCGGTGGGTCTGACAAAGCCGCCACGGAAGTCGGTCAACAAATTGGTCAGTCGGTAAGCCAGCAAGCCGGTGCAAATGAAGCATCTTCTGTGGTCGAACAGGCGCGGATTCGACAAGCCGCAGAGCAAAAGGTTGCCAATATCCGGGCTACTCGTGCCAAGCAGGAAGCCGAAGTTGCCGCCAAGCAACGGGCTGAGGAAGCTGCTCGCAAGGCACAGGCTGAAAGACTTCGCGGTGAATCTACGAAAGCTGCAAAAGCAGCCGAGGAAGCAGCCGGTCATCAGATTGCAGTGGAGACTGGCAATGCACCCGTTGGTAATGATGCCCTGGGTCAGGAGATGGCTCCTGCTGTCCGCGCCGCTCATGAGTCCGAGGCCGCTGCTGTCGCCAAGCAAGCTGAACAAGATTACGCGGCATTCTATGAAGCCGGTGCTAAAAAGGAAGCAGCAGGTCAAGCCTTTTCGGATTCTCCTGAATGGGCGGAGGTCAAAAAGGGTCTACTGGCAAGAACCCAAAAGAACAGCCGGGGAACTTTTGATGAACCTGAGTCTGTTCGCAAGGCGATCACTGATTTTGTGAACTCAGTGGAGGGACGCAAGAGCGGTGGGATGGTCCCCAATCCTGCCACGGGCGGTATGGAGATGATGCGTGGCGAAGACACGATCGACAAACTCTCCGTCAAGGCCGTGGACGAGCAACTGCGACTTTTTGAGAAGCAGGCTGGAAAAGATGCTACGGGGGCAGAGGCTATCAGTGTTCGTGCCGCCAGAGACATCACCGATCAGACTCGACAGGCAATGTACAAGTGGGTTCCAGAAGGCAAGGTTGCCCGTGAAAATTATGCCAAGGCCAAAACTATTCTGAGCGATTACGAACAGGGTGCGTTGGACCGCGTGGTGAAAGACGGCAGCGTTGTTGGCAAAGCAGCACTTGACCCCAAAAACGCACCGAGTATCTTGTTCAAATCGGAAACGGCAGTCAACGATTTCAAACGTGCTGTCGGCCCGGAGAAGGTGGCGGAGTTTGCCAAGAAGCACGTTGACAATCAGTTGGCAGGCAAGTCGCCCCAGCAGGTTCGCAAGTGGCTTGAAAACCCTGACAACCAGCGGATCATGAATGCTGCGGGTATCCCGAAGCATGGGCAGGAATACTTGGTGCGCTTTGAAGCCGCTGCCAAAGCTGCTGCTGAACAAGAGGCCAGGATTGCCAAGGCCACGGAGACATCGCAACGCACCGCTAAGGCCGCTGAACAACTTGGGCAAAAACGATCTCAGGAGATTGGAAAGAGTGCCGCTGAAAAACGGGCAAACATTGCTGAGTCGGCCATCCGGGCAGAGAAAAATGTCCAGCAGTTGAGCGAAACCGCGCAAAAGAAAGTGGTCGATGACGTTGCCAAAATGAACGCGGAACTTGAGAAAATCACCAAGGGGGGTGCCAGCAGCACTGTCCGGCTGGAGAAAATTCTTGATGAAGCATCGGGGACCAACGGGGTTGTCACTTTTGAGACTGTCGGCAAACACCTGACCCCTGAGGCTCGGGCTGCTATGCCCGATGCTGTTCGTGCATACATGGGTCGTTCGACAATCAACAATTTGGGCGACAAGTGGCGTAAACTTCGACCATTGTTGGAGCATGGCGGTTTCATGGACGCTCAGGCGATTGCGGCACTGGACAAGGATGTCCAAAGAGCAATGTCGCTGAGTCGAACTGCTCCTTCCAAGAAAACGGTAAACATGATCGCCGCACGGGTGGCCGGTGCGATCACAAATCACGCACTGACCAACGAAGAATGAAAGTCCTCCTGCTTGACCCCGCTGGTGCCCTGACTGACTTCGGGAGGAGATGCCTTGGCGAGGGGCATCAGGTCAAGATGTGGATTCGCGCTGTGCGGGGTCATCGGCCCCCGATCGCCCAAGGCATCCTTGAGAGGGTCAGTGATTGGGAACCGTATATGAAGTGGGCCGACATCGTTGTGATGTCTGACAACGCCTACGAGATGCACACGCTTGAGAAGTACCATGACGACGGTTATCCGATCTTCGGGACGAACCTGCTCGGGGCCAAGCTGGAACTTGACCGGGACTACGGCATGGAGGTGATGCGCCGAGGTGGTCTGCACGTCATGCCGTCCAAGGAGTTCAAGTCGTACAACGACGCCATCGCCTACGTCAAGGCCAATCCGAAGCGGTATGTCTCCAAGCCGTCAGGGGATGCCGACAAGGCGCTGTCCTACGTTTCGTCTTCTGCCGCCGACATGATCTTCATGCTGGAGAAATGGAAGAAACAGGGCAAAAACAAGTACGACTTCATCCTTCAGGAGTTCGTCCCTGGGATCGAGGTGGCCGTGGGGGGCTGGATGGGGCCGAACGGGTTTACCCAGCATGTGTGTGAGAATTGGGAACACAAAAAACTCATGCCCAGCAACTACGGCTGCAACACTGGCGAACAGGGCACCGTGCTTCGGTACGTCAAAGAATCGAAACTTTTTGACGAGACGCTCAAGAAGTTCGAGGACTATCTGGCCTTCATGGGGCACCGAGGCTATGTCGATCTCGCGTTCATCATCGACAAGAATGGTGAACCCCGACCCCTTGAGTGGACCACCAGACCGGGCTGGCCGCTGTTCAATATCCAGATGAGCCTGCACAAAGGCTCTGCTGTGGAGTGGATGGCGAACCTGCTGGACGGCAAGGATACCCTGAAGGTCAGAGACAAGACCGCCACGGGGGTCGTGATCCCGATCGGAGACTACCCGAAGACCAAGACTACGGGGCGCGACCATACAGGATTCCCCATCTACGGTTTGACAGATGACCCCGACTTGCACCTGTGTGAGGTGATGAAGGGTCGTGCCCCCCACATGGTCGACGGGGAGGTCAAAGAGATCGACTGCCTGGTGACTGCGGGGGACTATGTGGCCGTGGCCGTGGGACTGGGCGATACGGTCAAGCAGTCCGCAGAGGCTGCTTATGAACTGGTCAAAACCGTGGACATCCCCGATTCGATCAACGTGCGTGATGATGTGGGTGAACGCTGTGCCAAGGACATCCCCGCGCTGCAGAAGTTCGGTCTGATGACTGATTGGGTCTACGAATGAGCCGCTTCACCTCATTCACAGGGGGCGACTGGCATGCGGTATGCTTCGAGTGTGGGCATAAGAAACTTGCGTCGTCACTCAAACGCCACTGGCAAGGATATTATGTTTGCCCTGAACATTGGGAACCGAGACATCCTCAGGATTTTGTCAAGGGGGTACAGGACATCCAGACGCCCCCGTGGACGCAGCCAATGCCCTCTGACAAGTTCGTCTACACCTGCGATCTGAACAGTCTTTCGGCCATTCCCGGCAGGGCAGGGCCGGGGTGTATGATCCCCAGCAGACCGTACTTGGGTGATCCGAACGACCTACCTTCCGGGATTTACACATGAGCGATACAGCCTACACCGATCTTGTTGGCCCTGCGGTCAACGCAGCATGGC